CTTTGATCAGGTGGACAATGAAGTTGTAATGGGGGTGGACATAGCCAGTGATGTACTGTCAGATATGTTCCGACAACAGGTAGGAGAAGAGGTAGCTAACCTTGGCTTTGAATACGTCAATGGTGAACATGCATCCCTTGAACCTCTACGTGCTATCCTTGAGAACTACAATGAAGACTTCACACCTAACCTATCCGTTGAGTGGGCTGACATTGATATGGATGCGCTGCTTAAGAAGTGTGACCTTGAGGCTCAGTGGACATTCAACCTACCTACATTGGCACGTAGGGTGGAGGGAATCAATGGTGGTCACCTTATTATGATAGGTGCTAGACCTGAGACAGGTAAGACTTCAAGCCATGCGTCATTCATTGCTGGCCCTAAAGGTTTTGCAGAGCAGGGCGCACAGTGCTTAGTCTTATGTAATGAAGAGGCAGTACATAGGGTAGCAGCACGTTACCTCAATGCATCCACAGGTATGACACTAAATCAGATACGTGACAATCCTTCGGCAGCTACAGCTAAGTACCAGCGTATCAAGGATAATGTTAAGTTCATTGATGCCACAGGTAAGGACATGACATGGGTAGAGTCTGTCGTTAAATCTTATACACCTGATGTTGTTATACTAGACATGGGTGATAAGTTTGCTAGGCTTAATGGTGCTGCCCGTGAGGACATGATGCTCAAGTCAAACGCTATCTATGCCAGAGACATTGCCAAGCAGTATGGGTGTGCCGTGTTCTATATGTCACAGCTAAGTGCAGAGGCAGAGGGTAAGGTTAATCTTAATCAATCTATGATGGAAGGTTCAAAGACAGGCAAGGCATCTGAGGCTGACCTCATGTTATTGATTGCTAAGAATCCTCTACTTGGGGAAGATGATACCTCGGAAGATCCCATGCGCCACATCAACATAACCAAGAACAAACTAACAGGATGGCATGGCAAGGTGACTTGCATGTTAGACGGGAGGATTGCAAGGTATGGTGTTTGATCAAATAGAATTATTTATTGAGGACATAGAACTATACGCTGCACACCCTGCATGTGAGGACACAAAGGTATGCTCCAAGTGTAATCATACTCTACCTGTGACAGACTTCAGCCCAGTAGGTAAGGGAGGTTATGTACGGCATGAGTGTAGAGCCTGTAGTAATGAGTTAACTAGAGTGCGTAAAGGGCTTAAGGAATTACATGGTCAGCCACCTGAGGGGTACGAATGCCCAGTGTGCTTATGTGATGAAGAGAGGGCTGCTACTGGTGGGCCTAGTAACTCCGCTTGGGTTCTTGACCATGACCATGAGACAGATGATTTCAGGGGCTGGCTATGCCATAGGTGCAACAGAGCATTAGGTTGTTTCCATGATGACGTTGCACGAATGAAGAGAGCAATTAAATATTTAAGGGGTAAGCTATGATTACTGTATTGGATGTAGAGAACACCACCTGTAAGAGAGATGGCAAGCAGCACTTTGACCCCTTTGAGTCAGAGAACGAGTTGGTTATGATAGGTATGCTATCTGAGAGTATGCGTTATTACTCGGATGAAACTGTAGTTACCTTCACTCATTCGGATGAACCACCCACTTGTAATGGCAATATAATAACGCAGAACATATTAGATGCCACCACCCTACTGGTCTGTCACAATGCAGTGCATGACCTTACGTGGATATGGGAATGTGGATTCAGGTATGACGGAAAGATATACGACACTATGTTAGGTGAGTACATACTTAACAAGGGTGTCAAGTCTCCTCTTAACTTAGGCTTTGTATCTGCACAGTATGAACTGGAAGAGCAGAAGCTTGATACTATGTCCGACTACTGGAAGTCTGGTACATCTACAAAGGACATTCCCTTTGATGAACTGGACGAGTACCTACGCTACGACTTGCGCTCTACTCTTGGTGTCTACAAGAAACAGATGGCAAGGTTTGCCAATGACGAGAACAGTAGTATGCAGTCTGTACTAGATCTTACTATGGATACTTGCTATGAACTGGCACTGATCTATAAGCGAGGCATCAAGGTAGACATGGTAGAGTTGAACAAAGTAAAGACTGAGTTTGAAGAAGAGAGGGCTGAACTATCAGAGGAACTAAATGAGTTCGTAGCTGAGCTGATGGGTGATGCACCACTAAACATTAACTCACCAGAGCAGCTATCCGCATTGGTGTTCTCCCGTAAGCCTGTAGATAAGAAGTTGTGGGCCTTGAGTGTTAACGTATTCATGTCTGACTCTGCATTCAAGGATGCTATGAAGTCTCAGTGTGGCCCTGTCTATAAGACTAAGGCTAGCAAGTGTGTCATATGCAATGGCACTGGCATGGTTCAGCATCTTACTAAGAAGGGTACACCCCGTAAGAACAAGAACATCTGCAAGGCTTGTGATCGTAAGGGGTATATACTAAAGAACACTAAAGAACTGGCTGGCCTTAAGTTCACACCACCCAAGGCTACATGGGCTAGTGCTAGTGGCTTCAGTACAGGTAAGGGAATCCTTGAGACACTTGAGGCTACAGCTAGAGGCAAGGGCATGGAGCGTGAGGGTAACTTCTTAAAGAAGCTGCGTAGACTTAACGCTATTGAATCATACCTATCCTCCTTTGTAGGTGGCATAGAGAAGTACACCAAGGCAGATGGTATGCTGCATGTACAGTTGACTCAGCACATTACCTCTACTGCTAGACTGTCAGGTCGTAACCCTAACATGCAGAACATGCCAAGGGGTGGTACGTTCCCTGTTAAGCGTGTGTTCATATCACGATGGAAGGGTGGCAAGATAATGGAGGCTGACTTTGGGCAGCTAGAGTTTCGTGTAGCAGCTTACCTGTCACAGGATAAGACAGCTATCAAGGAAGTCATTGAAGGCTTTGATGTACACCAATACACGGCAGACATTATAACTAATGCAGGTCAGTCAACGGGGAGACAGAATGCTAAGATGCATACGTTTGCCCCATTGTATGGAGCGTCAGGCTATGGTCGTACACCAGCAGAGGCAGAGTATTATACTCACTTCATGCATAAGTATCGTGGCATAGCAGAGTGGCACAAGAAGTTAGCCACTGAAGCATTGTCAGAGAGAAAGATTACAACACCTTCGGGTAGGCAGTTTGCTTTCCCCGATGTGTCAAGAAGGCGTGATGGTACTGTTACAAACTTTACCATGATTAAGAACTATCCTGTTCAGTCATTTGCTACGGCAGATATAGTGCCAGTTGCACTGCTGATGATGGAGAAAACAATGAAGGAGAAAGGTCTTGTATCTTGTATAGTTAATACAGTTCATGATAGTATGGTCATAGATGTACACCCTGACGAGCAGACAGAAATGCTAGCAGTAGTATCTGAAGTAGAGAGTAAGTTAGTAAGCACAGTAAATACGCTGTGGGATATTGATTTCAACTTACCTCTATCACTAGAAGCTAAGATGGGTAACAACTGGTTAGATCAAGTAGATTGCTAATAGTATAAAGGATAATGAGTATGAGTGAAGTAGCTTTAAACCAAGTAAGTCAAGAAGAGTTAATGCGCCTAACAGGTATGGCTAACGAGACAGGAGGTGGTGGTTCTAAGAACAAGCTGCCCCGTCTACGTATGTGGCATACCCCGTTGATGGGTGTCGTTGATGTTAATGGCAAGAAGAAGAAGATGGAAGTTGTAGAGGCAGGGCAGTATCGTCTTGAGCAAGAAGACGGAACATTCGCTTATGCACCAGAGGCTAACGTCCGATTCTTTATGCAGTCATTTATGTACAAGCGTTACATTAGTGACCCTTCCAACAGTAGGTATGTTAAGACTCTTATGTCTGATAACCTTAACGTAGATCTTAAAGATACGGATGGTGGGTTCAACTGTGGTAAGCCAGCAGGTTTCATTGAAGACTGGAACTCAGTACCTGACAAGATGAAGGATCTAATCAAGTCAGTGAAGCGTGTCCGTGTATTGTTCGGTGAGATTGATATGGTCGGTGCTGTGAATGAGAAGGGAGAGCCTATTGATGTTAAGACTTCTCCATTCATCTGGGAGGTAGATAATCGTGAGGCATTCAAGACCTTCGGTGATGCCTTCAAGGAGATTGTTAAACGCAATCGTTCATTCATTCAGTTCAGCATTAACGTGACAGGTCTTGAGCGTGAAATGAACAATGGTCAGTCCTACTTTGTACCCAAGGTAGACGTTGACTACTCTTCAGACTTAGCTATTACAGAGCATGTGTTAGATATGCACCGCAATAGTTCGGAGTGGATCACGCAGTACAATGACTACATCAACTCAGAGTTTACTGCTAAGGCAGTGGAGACTTTGAACAGTGCTGATGAAGGCTTAGTGAATGAGTTTATAGATGTGGAGTAAA